CATTGCTGACATCGGCCTCAGCGGCGGTTTTAGCAGTTTTATCTCCGGTGACTTCAACACGGCTTTCGGCGATCACTTGCTTTTGGCTTGGTGATTTGCCTTGTGTGTTGATGACTGCTGGAAGATACTTTTCAAATGCAGACTGAAGTTTGTCAGTTTGCACCGATTCTAACAGCTCGCTCATTACAGCGGCTTTTTCCTTGTTGAGTGTCTTGAGCAACGAAGACATTACGTCTTTGCGCTCTGATAGATCTCTGGCAACTCGGATTTCTTTCTCTTTTGATTCCACAATCACTTTGGTTTCTTCAACTTGACGAACCGCTTCGTTGAGTTGTTGATCCCGTTCAGCGATGGCTTCGCGCAATTTAGCGATTTCTTTGTTCTCATTGAGATGAGTGACACTGAATTCACTAGCAAAGGCCTCAAAGATCCTACGACCAAACATGTTTTCACGTGCGACCGAAATATCTTCTTTGAGCTGGGTCAGTTCAGACTCTAGCTTGTTGGCAACGCTCTCTTTGACAAGTACAGCAGCTTTTGTTACGAAGTTCTTTTGTAGCTCGGCCATTTTTGTTTTGGCTTCCGCTATCAATCGTACTTTGGTTTCCACTACTGCTTGTTTGTCTTGCTCGAATTCTTGGATTTCTTCAGCAAGGGCTTTGATCACAAACTGTTCGAGTTTAGAGATACTGTTCTCGTAGGTTTTGCGATCGCTTCGTAGTTCTTTGATTTCTTCGGCCAGTTTGGTGACCATGAAATCATTGAACTTCTTAGAGCTTTCTGTCATGTGAACTTTAAACTTCACACGATCTTCAGCTAAAGCAGCTTTTTCTGTTTTGAATTCTTCGATTTCTGCTGTGAGAGATTCTGTTACCATCTTGTCCAGAGCTTCAACCATTAATGCTTTATCGTGCTGATAGCGTTCCGCAAATTCCTCGCGGAGTTCAGCGCGGACTTGCTCGCGAGCTTCCGTTAACTTGGCTTCCCAAGCTTCAGAAATTGCTGTGCGAGTTTCCTCGTTGATGATGCCACTATCTAGCAATGGTTTGATAGCATCTAACATCGGATGTTTCTCCTATAGTTTCAATTCGTTGATGAGGCGTACCACAGCCTCTTTCATGTACTTCTGTACTCTTTGATCTGTGTTGGCTTCACGTGCCATTTCCATAATACCAGCACCACCTTTCATGTTCATCAGGCTTTCATAGATTGCCTTGGGATATGCATGAGGTGCACTGGGTTGTGCAACTACGTCCACTGTAATGATTTCAAAATCACTGACGTGGCCGCTTCCTTCATTGACATTGCCGGAACCGCGGCTTGAAACACCAAGTTTCACACCAGCTTCCAACATGCTCTTGACTAGATTTCCCATGGGTGTGGGAAGTATCTTGAGCTTGCCGTTGCCGCAGGGACCATCCATCCACATTTCTGTGATCATATGGCTCACGCGATCTAAATTGATTTTGAGATCATCGGGGTGATCTACTTCGCCTAAAACGCTGTAGCCCCCTTTGATCTGCTCGTTGATGGTTGACACTGCTTTTTCAATTTCTCTCACAGGATATACACGTTGATTGGCGTTTTTGACGCCACCTTCGATGAATATGCCTTTCATGTAGAGATTCTTACCTTCGCCGTCGCTTTCAACAATCATGTTGGCGCGATCAAAAGTGAGATTCTCTCTGAGATACGAAGCCATCGTCTATTCCTTATTCGCCTGTTTTGGGAGCAGGAGCTTTTTCTAAGCTACCAGCTTTGGCACCAGGAACATTTTTGTTGCCGCTGTTGATAGTAGCAGGAGCCTTGACTTTGCCGCCTTGCTCTTCACCACCTTGAGCTAGATTCTTGGCAGAACCGCCCATGTCGTTTTTCTTGGCAACTACGCTGGCTTTGTTGTCAGCACCTTCTGTGTTGGAAGGAGCAGCGATCTTTTCCACGTATTCACGCAGTTTATCCAGCTCTTCTTGACCTTCTTTGACTTCATCTTCTTCGGATTCGTCTTCATCTTTGGCTTCTTCTTTGGATTCGCCAAAGGGTTTTTCTTCAGATTCTTCGCTGTCAGACTCGTCTGAACCCATGTCGCCCATCAGCTTGTCAAATTCAGCTTTGAGTTCATCGAGTGCATCTTCAAGATCCATGACTTTGTCTTCGAGATCTTCTTCGCTGCTTTCTTCTTCGCCGGGGATCTCATCAGAAAACTCAGCATCCATTTCGCTGTCGTCGGCACTAATTTCTTCGCCTTCGGCACCGTCAAGTTCCATGTCTTCTTCTGAAATTCCTTCTTCGTCGGCTGTAATTTCGTCAACTAGGTCTTTGACTTCGTTGCCGCCAACTGCTTCAAGCTGCTCGTCATCCAACAGACTTTCGTAGATATCACGACTCTTTTCAACCACAATCTCGTGAAACAATTCACGAGCTTTAGATTCTTGATCATTGATGATATATTCAATGAGTTTTTCGTACTTGTTCATTGTAAAGGACTCCCTTAAATGTGTATTCCGTATGACTATTTACAAAACTACGTAGATAACCGTGAGAAAACGACTGTTTTTTGCTCAGTTTTATTACAAAATTATGTAAGTCTGTGGAGTTTTTGATCAGGCTAACGCAGGAGCACCTGCTTCAGCTGGTGGTGCGTATTGTTTGGCCACTGATTCAAGCTCTTGTTCTTTTTCAAATTTACGCACATCATTGATCATCCTGATGCGATTGATCTGGGCCAGTGTCAGTCTTGTTTTCCGTGTATCGGTGATATCCAGAGTGGAACCATCTTCGGATTCAGTGCCGTAGCCAGTGGGGAGATCTTTTCCAAATTCAATCAGTAACATAGAGCTATTTACCCAATCTAGCGTTAAACCGCCGGAGCTGGGGGCGGGGCTGCTGCCATTGGTGGGGCTGCTGGGGAAGGAGCTCCTGGTACTGGTTCTGCGCCCCCGGGCGCCACTGTTCCGCCCTCGGGAGGAGGTGCAAACATGTCTACGTCAGCTTCGATGCCGCCTGGAGTGATTCCCACCGCACGCAGTCCTGGAGTTTCACTAGCTGGCAATTCGTTGTGTTCTTCTTTCCACATGATTTCGTTTTCGCCAATTTCTGACTCACTCATTCCCAAATAGCGTTTCATCAAAAAACGTTTGCTGAGATAGGGGTATTGTTCAAGTTGTGTAAATGTAGAGATCCTGGCGCTGTCAACATCGGCCTGCCGATATTGTGCAAAGTTCTGGGGCTCTTCAAAGACCAAATCAAACAATTGGTTATCGATGTTGATGCCTCTCCAGCGCATGAACAATTTGAATTCTCGATCAAGGGTATCGACGATCAATGACTGCAATCGTTTGCAGTATTGATTGAATCTCCATTCTTGTATCAATGCTGTGCCCACACGCCCGTCGGTAACGCTTTGTGTGCCATCATCCATGCCAGTGGGCAAATAACTTGAAGGTATGCGCAGGCCACGGAATAGTTTATTAGTAAAAAATTTCAAATCGGTGATCTCACCAAGATTTGACCCCCCGGCCAGTGTGTCCACTGACGATCCACGACCATCAGCGGTCTGCGGAAAAAAGTAATCTTCATTGGTGCTGAGTGGATTGTAAGTGGCGTCCATCATGTTGGCACCACCACCGGTCTGTGTGGGAATCCTGCGCTGATGTATTTCATTTTTGATTCGCTCAACAAAGGCCATGGCCATGTGTGGCGGCATATTTCCTGTGTCGATCTTGAAAATCCTGCGCTCAGGAGCACGTTGCACACGATAGATGATGATGGCATCTTCCAAGAGTTCTTTTTGTTTAAACACCTTGAAGATGTTTTCCAACACGGAATTACCAAATGGCCAGAACATGTCTAGGCCTTCGGTGAGACTCATGTGCACCACGTGTTCAGCACTGATGGCTGCTTCGTTTTGAGCATGGCTAAAACGACTTCCTCCAGTATAAGGCGTTCCAGCTTGTATATAACCGGATCCACCACCACCGGGACTGTTGCTGTAGGTTTCTGTGGCTGCGATTGCTGTGACAGTGAGATTTTGAAAATTGGGATTGATGTCTTTGATCACATACTGCTCAGGTTTTTTGCCTTCGGCTTCGTTGACAATGACCTTGACCACTTTGTTCATCTCTACCCAAAACAATTTAAAAGTTTCAGGATCTCGGACAAAGACCTGATCACCGTATTTCAGTGTGTTGCGCACTATTTTGAAGATGCGCTTGTTGAGTTCATTGAGATTTACCCATTGCTGTAATTGTTCTTTGAGTATTTTGACTTCGTTGTCGGTGGGTGTTTCTTTGAACTCCAATGTAAAAGGAGTGTGATTTTCGTCGTTTTTCTGTGTGCAGAATTCGCCCAAGATGTCCAGAGACGCATTGATCTCTGAGTCCATGTCCATCTGCTCGTATTGATTGTATCGGTCTAATCTGTTAGGGTGTCCGGTGTAGACATCTGGCAAGCTGCTGGCCCAATTACGATAACCGGGTTCTGTTATGTTCGACGATCCCGAAATTGGGCTCAGGTTTGACAAACCATTATTGACCGACGATGTTTTAAAATATTTTTTCCAGGACATTGAGAGTTTCTCTTAGGGTGTTGTATTTACCGCGATCACAGCAGGTCTCGCATCATTTCTTGTGCTTCTCTGCTACGCTCCATTTCTCGCTTGAGTTCATCCTGTTTGGTGATAAACTGCTCAAACAAGCCAATCATGCGATTTTGTGCATCCATTAGATCGTTTTTGCCTTCACCGGCCAGCGAAACGCCACCGGATTCGACTCTGCTGCGTCCTTCTTTAAGCTGTGACAAGGTATCAGTGAAACCTTTCATCATCTCTGCGAGTTGTGTTTGTCCCGAATCTGATTTTTCCAGTTCTCTGACTTTAGTGGTGGCCATTTCAACTAATTTCAGTTGCGCTTCTCCAAAACTACCGCTGATGTTTACTCCTTCGGCCATGGCATTCCTGGTACTGCTAGTGACCATTGTAGCAGCGCGGGCTAGTTTGTCATACCAGTCTGGTTCAAACTGTATGGGCACCTTTTCGTTTTGCAAAGGAATCACAGCTTCTTTGCCATGCAACACTGCAAGATGCCCACTGTCAGGACCTTCAGCGATACCACCACCAGCAAATTGTGGCAACTCAAAACCCTCCGCTGCCATTGAGCTACCGCTTTTTCTTTCTCGATCTGCTTCACGTGCTGCCGCGACTTCCCCTTCTTTGGCAAGGCGTTTTTCCATTTCCAACTGCGTTTCTGGAATATCGGCTCCCAACTTGCGCATGACGTTGATCATGCCCATCATGGCATCACCCAGCAATTCTGAATACTTTGGCATCATCTGTGTGGCCAAGGTCTCCATCTGTATGCTAAATTTCATGGCTGC